GCCGCTGATCGCGTGACCAAGATCTCCAGTTTGTATCCCAACAGGGATAGCTGTAGATAGTGGACTGCGTGCAGTCTCCCAAAAGCCTTCCGGCTCCGGTAGACTGCTGTCGACCTCGTAGAACGATTGGACTTCCCGTCCATTCGCTTCGGAGGAACAAGCGAGCTTTCCTTTTTTGAACGCAAGCGTGAGCTGGCGGACGAAAAAGATTGCTTCGACATTGGGATGCTCCTTCAGTTGGTTACTGCTGTGAAAGACGAGTAAGTACAATCCCCGAAGAAACTTCGGAATTTGTACTGTTGCAGAGATCCTCCCCGTGAGGGGTAGACCTGAAACACTGTACTCGCCGGCAGACAAGCACCGATCAAAGTGCTTGCCTATTGCAGGGAGGTCTTCGAGAAAAACTCGAATTCCTCTATGCACCACAGCAGCTTGCAGACGGGAGAGATCTCTCTCAAATTCGTCAGCAAGTGTCGGGAATGCGTGGTTGGCGTCCTCTAGGATTGCCTCCCACAAGTTCTGAAGTTCACTAACCCGGCTCTTAGACATACTCGGATTAATCTCCAAGAAATGTCCCAGGCGTCTGGCTAGCTACTACCCTATAGAGGAAATCCTGACTTGCCGGCTAACTACAAGTTAGCCCACGCTATTGAACCGTCTGGCGAGAGTGGCTATTCACCACTATCCCAGGGAAGGTTCAGCAAGCCCTGTTAGGATTCCCAACCCTGCAAGCTGACCAAGAAGGCGTCGCTCGTTGCAATCGCAAGATCGCAGAGAGCATCAGCCAAATTGGTAGCGGTGTCCCCCGGCTTGTGTTCGAGCACAAAGTAGAACTTACGTTCGTACTGCGGCACGTCACCAGCGGCGTAGACGACATGCGTAACTTGAACGTTATGCCTGTCGGCTTCGTAAGGACGCTGAGCCGTCGCTCCAACCTTGGAATGACGGATCTGCATTCGGTACTCACCGAGCGTTTCGCGAAGCAGGTACTCCGAAGAGTAATCCTGCTCCTTGATACGAGTGAGTACCTTATCACCACCAGCTTGAGGAAGGGTAATCGTGTTGCCAAACATGGAACTTCTCCTAGCATTCTAACTACTTAGCGGCTTATAGCCGCTGAGCGGCTAGAGCTGCTAGTATCGACCACTGCCCATTCGTTAAAATAGGCAGTTTAGGAAAGGGAAAAGGTACGGCAGGAAAGCAAACATATCTTTCCTTCCGAATCCATCGAACGATGTAGGTTTGGTCTCCAAGACCAGCCAACATCCAAGGATCTCCGGTCCAGTCGTACACCTTGACGTCAGTCAAGACTGTGCGCATGTAGCAGATATCCTTCCAGGTACAGCCAACTGCGTTGTTCGTAGCGGCGATTATATCGCCGGTATTCGCAAACCAGTCAGCCAGCCACGACCAGGGAGTTAATTCCCAGGTCGTAGCGAGGTACTCATACGAAGTAAGACCGAATGTTAGATCTTTGGCCAGCTCTTCGAGCGGGCCGTAACCTAACGTAGGTAATACTGAATCGGGCAGGAGTTTCCAACTGCACGATCCCCAAGCCTTCACAGACTTGGTCGTATAAGCTTTTGCTTCGAGCCCGCCGCCGAAACGAGATTCCATAATATAGACTCTCGGATCGTCGACGCGCCCGTCCTCGTTACCTAGCGAGCACCTTTTCTTCAAAGTAGCACCATCGCGCAAGCGCATCAACATCTTGGTGCGGTCATCGACCGCCTTAACGAAGTTGACTAACTTACGCAAGTCGTTTAGCATTGGACGGATGGCCCACCTCCAACTGAGGTAGCCATTAGCGACGCGCTTCAGCAGCTTGTCGCCCATGCCCTTTACTAAACCAGGAAGATCCCTTAACTCACCGACAAACGTCGGCACGCTTACATGCGGTGCCGATGGGTTTGTCGATGCGAGAATCTTCCACGCCCAATTGGATCTATCGATGCCCGTGAGGACATCGTACCCAACCCAGCGTGGGTCCCAACCATTGAACTTCGTCTGTATAGGGATTTGATCCCAAATACAGTCGTTCGGACTTTGGCAGGACAAGATGGGATAGTGTGAATAAACCTCGAGTAAACTGAAATCGTTCGCTGAAGAACGATTTCCCTCGAAGTCGTCGCACACCCTCCTAAACCCATCAGTCTTTGACTCCGTGAAGGTCGTAGGGCCAATGGAACTGGTATAAGTACCAAACCACTGT